AAATTCTTGATTCTAGTCCGTGCGTTCCGCCATTTACTTTCTTTGTAACTCTTGTAATTATCTCTTTTGTCCCTCCGAGATCAGCAATCTCATTCAAATTATTTTTGTTAAAAAACCAAGCAGCAGAAATCAATGGATATGTTGTAGCAACCAAATCAGGATTACCAATGATATCAACCTCCAAACCAGTTTCATTTAATGATTTGTCAAACAATAAATAATTATTCTTTCCTGTTAATTGTATGTAACCCCTACCTCGATATTTGTATCCTTCAATGCTTTGTTCATCACCATTTCCCATTCTATTGCCATATACCAGACTTGCAATTTTCACTGGTTTTCTTTCATATAACAATGCTTTTGCGTGTGTTGTAAAATATTTCCCAAATACTTCTTGCAATCTTTTGGCTGAGTAGTTTAAATTTTCTTGTTTTACAGAAAAATTTCCAGATTCATGGGCACATTGTGCCAAAAAGTGGGAAATTCGTAAAATTGTGTTAATTTCATATTTATCAAATATAATATCTAATTCATTAATAACTTGATTTGGGATTACTCCTAATAATTTTTCTTTGACAGTTGACAGTTCCATTTTTTATGATTAATATTATTAATAACTATATTAGTTATAACTATAATTATTATAATATGGATATATTTATAATAAAAATATAATAATTATGTCTAATTTAACTAAAATAATTAAAGAAAATTTAATTAAAGAACTAAATAAAACATTAGTTCTATTAGAAGATACAAAAATATCTGAAGAATTACAATACCATATTGAAAATGGGTTTACTCTAACAAATAATGTTTTTACGGTTTATTCCAAAAAATATTTTGATTTGATAAATGAAGTTAGAGATTTATGGATGCAGAATCTAATCCAATTAAATGAAGAAGATGAAGAAATAGTTTTATCTGATATTGGTAGAATTGCCTTGTATGAGGGTAAAATGGTTTATCTGGATGCTCCAATTGAAGATGATGTTGAAGACCTAAATGAAGCAAAATACAAAGGAAGAACAGTCAATTTAAATAAGCCTATGCAGGGGGATGTGAAAAAATTTAAGGTGTTTGTTAAAAATGAAAAAGGTAATGTAATAAAAGTTAATTTTGGATTTGGTGGAACATCTGCAAAAGGTAAAGTGATGAGAATTAAAAAATCAAACCCAGAAAGAAGGAAAAATTTTAGAGCAAGACACAATTGTGATAATCCTGGGCCAAAAACCAAAGCAAGATATTGGAGTTGCAGAGCGTGGTAAGTTTATTTTGAAAAATAATGGAAAAAGAAACATTAAAGAACATATTCAATTTTATTGAAAAGAATGATAACAGAAATGCACCACTCTTATGGAAGTTGGAAAATGATATACCATTAACAAAAGAAGACTTAAATGTTAAGGGTGATTTTGCTCCTTTTTTTCCAAGGATAAACTCATTACCAAAAGGATTGAAAGTTGGAGGTGATTTGGATTTATCCCAAGTAGAACTGACCTCCTTACCAGAAGGCTTGGAAGTTGGCGGTATGTTGAATCTTGAAGGGTTACAAATGACCTCATTACCAAAAGGTATGAAAGTTGGTGGTATATTGGTTTTAAATTTTTCAGAAATAACATCATTGCCAAATGATTTGGATGTCAAGGGTAGTATTTTTTTAGATCATTGTCATAAATTAAAATCATTACCACAAGGATTTGAAGTTAGAGGTAATTTAACGTTATATAATTCAGCAATAGAATCAATACCAGAAGGTATGGAAGTTGATGGGACTTTGAATATAAGAGATACAAATTTAGAAAAATATACAGATGATGAATTAAGAGAGATGATTAAACCTGGCTTCATAGAAGGAGAAATACTTAGATAATGGAAAAAGAAACATTAAAGAATATATTTTCTTTTCTTGAAAAGAATGAAAAAATAAAAACACCGTTTTTGTGGAAATGGGAAAATAATATACCATTAACAGAAGATGATTTGCATATTAAAGGTGATTTGGATTTAACACAATCAGAAATAAAATCATTACCAGAAGGATTAAGAGTTGATGGTGAATTGGATTTATCATATTCAGAAATAGAAACACTCCCAAAAGGTTTAATAGTTAATAGTCACTTAGTGCTAGAAGAATCAGAAATACGTTCTTTACCAGAAGGGTTAGAAGTTGGGGGTGATTTAATTTTAGCAAGTTGTCAATATATTTTTTCATTACCAAAAGGATTAAAAGTTGGTGGTGAGTTGCATTTAGATGGATCTAGTTTACATTCTTTACCAAAAGGATTAGAGGTTGGGGGTTATTTACATATAAACTCAACAGTTTTAGCCTCCAAATCTGATGATGAGTTAAGAGAAATGATTAAGCCTGGATTTATAAAAGGTGAAATAATAAATGATGAATATGATGAAGGATTTGATTAATAATTTTGAAATTATAAAAATATTCTGTATCTTTGTTTATAATTAGTTAAAAATAAAATATAATGGCTTATTTAAATGCAAATATACCAACTATTACTTGTTTAATTAGGAATCAGTTTTTATTCAATCATAAATCAGGATTTAATGAATATACTCTGGCTGATGTACATTCAGTGGCATCCATTCAAAAGAGAGTTCCGTTATTTGAGGCATTTCTGGATAATGGAGTAAATTGGACTCGTAGACCTATCCACTCCTTTGTATGGAAGGAAGGTGCTGAAGTACTACCTTTATCTGAACATATGTATTGGGATTGTTTTTCATCATATATAGATGTAAATGTAAGAGAAAGGTTAGCAGGTCTTAGAGCTGATTTGATGTCAATAAGTGGCGTTAAACGTTCAGGAACATATATGTTTACACTTGATTGGTCACATGAAAACAGAAATGTTATTGATACTAATTTTTCTGAAACTCCAGAACATAAATGTGGTCATTTTTTTAAGATGGATAATGGTAACTATTTCATATATCCTAATAATAGAATTATTTGGATGGACACTGCTTGGACTTATAATAGAATAGATAAAAATCCTGGTTACAAGATAGATATGAATATTTATTCAGTAGAAAATATGAGTGGATATGAAACAGATTATAATTACATAACTAATTTTACAAAAGATGGAAAAGACTGATATTATATTTAATATACTAAATAATACAAAATTAAAATTAAAACCATCTAAGGTATGCAATGGAGTTGGGGTATTTAGTATTTGCAAAATAAAAAAAGATGAGAAACTATTTTCAGATGTAACTGTTGATACAATGTATATATCTTGGGATGACCTTAAAGGTATTCCTAAATCTACTGAATCCTATTTAAGAAATATAGCAAACGTTGCTGATGGTGGGATTTATTTGTCAAGAACACCTAATAACATAAATCTATCATATTATGTAAATCATTCAAATAAGCCAAATGTTTATCACAATTTAGATACAGATGAATTTTATGCTATATGTGATATTGATGAAGATGAAGAACTTTTATGCACTTACACTGATTTAGAAATTGATTGGAAATAGATATTATGATATTTAACACAAAAAAATGAAAAAATATGGATAACTTTAAATTAGGCAAAGAAATAAATATAACTGGATTAGTTAACAAAAGTACAATTAGTGTACCATATCATGTACTTGAAAATGCATTTGGAGAACCAACCATTATTGAAGACAATAATTATGCAATCTGGAAGTTAAAGTTTGAGGATGTAAATGAATCTATTGCTATATTAAATGACAATGGAAATTATCTTGGAACAACTAAATGGGTTGTTAAAGCAGGTAATTTAAGGACCCTTAACAGAGTAAAAAACATTTTAGCAAGTATTTAATTAAAAGATTTGATTTTGTAAAAATTAAAACATATCTTTGTGTAGTAATAAAAACAATAACAAAATGAAGGATCCATTAAAAGCATGTACTTGTGAACAGTGTTCTTTAAAAAAGGCAAAAATGTCAACAAGTGTTAAGAAATTCTTCAAGAGATATAATTACAAAAAATTAAGGAAAATGGATTTAGAAAATCCAAAGTATATTAATTTTTATTATGCTTAGAAAAAATGGCGGGGTCGTATAATTGGTTAGTATACTGGGCTCATAACCCAGAGACAGTAGTTCGAATCTACTCCCCGCAACTAAATTAGGATGTAGCTCAACCCGGTAGAGTACTTGCTTTGGGAGCAAGATGTTGCAGGTTCAAATCCTGTCATCCTAACCAGTCCCCTAACCTAATTAAGGTTGGGGGTTTTTTGCATCATCAATATTCTTTAAATGGGAGTTTGGAAAGAAGTTAA